GGAGCATTAGCGGATAAATCGGTGCGACCGCCACGACCGCAAACTTGCGCAATTTCCGACGGGCGGGCAGGAACAGGCTCTTCGATCGCCCCTAAATAGCCACGTAAAGACTGGGTGCCGCCAGAAATTTTCATGTTGACGTTGTTATTCGGTCGGAAACGCATGCCAGAATCGTAGATCGTCGAACAATGCAATGTAACACTTTCTTGGAGGACGTCAGTCGATATGATGATGATATTGTCGCCCTTGGAAAGCGCCTCAAGTTGTTGCAAATTGACGTCAATCCTGCGGTCTTCAATCAAACGATACTTGACATTTCGCGAGTAGACAACGAACGTCGCGGATTGGAAAGCAGCCTTCATAATATCAAGCTCACGATAAACAGCGCGCATTGTCGGCATGATCATTAAGACCGAGACGCGCGGAAGCGTTTTGACGTGATCAATGAAACGCCTGTCATTGCTGTAGTCGGAGAAGTGTATTGTGGACGGTTTGGGAGTGCGGAGGTCGATTCGGGCGCCAAGGTTAGCCGGAGTGGCCGACATGCAGACGAGATTAGCCGGTTTGACCAGTGACATCGCCACAGCTGATTCAGCTGTGACATTGTGACATTCATCCAAGAAAACAAGAGTATCGTCGTCAAGGGCTAGTTCGCTCTTCTTCATTCGGACGAAGGCACCGGTCGTGTAAGCGCGCAAAGGTAATCCGTCTTTGCGGCGAAAATCGAAATTTTTCCCCCCGGCACGACCAGAAATCCTCCCGACACCTTGAGGTGGATGGTCGCGGTACCAAGTGAGAGTGGAAATCGTCGAATTAACCCTTTCTGTGAGCAGTATGATCTTCCGTTTGCCTAATTTCTCAGCGATAATACCTGGGGCGAACTTGCTTTTACCCATACCGCAGGCGGCGGTAAACAACCAACAACGCTCGGTGAGCACGATGTGCTTCGCGATGTAATGATCGAGATCATGCGGGTTACCATCGTGACTATAGATGACTTCATCGCGTTCGAGGTCAACGACCGCCTCACCAAGAAGAAGATCATTCCACTGTTGGCAGGCGCCGCGCAGACGGCTAGCCTTCATGTCGGCGTAAGCTGATTCAGCTTGCGCTTCAATGAAGCAGCAGATGCAACCGCGTGCGTCACGCGCAGTCGTAACGAAATCGTAGAGGTCGGCGAGTGATGTCATGCGTGGTCTGTGCTCGATGCACATCATTTTACGCAAACGTTTGTACTCAAACATACCGTCTATACTACGGAGCGTCTCAACAGGGACACTACGGTCCGTGATGAGGGTAGAAAGGTACTCCAACCATTCTTCAGTGATAACGAATCTGAACACGATGTCAGATTCGTAGGGAATGGGTACCCCCGTAGCGATAACGGGGGGATCATCGGAACTCATGGTGCCGCGCGATGCGGCAGGTTGGTG